CCTGCAAGCTTCGCAAGAGTAAAGGCATAATCATGCTTTACCGCAACGAGAAGACCGGCATTGTAATTGATGTGCAGTCGGTTCTCGGCGGAGACTGGAAGCCGGTCGAAAAAAAGAAGGCCGCAGAGGAACCGAAACCGAAAGCCAAAAAGAAGGGGAAAAAGCAATGACAGACTTCGCAACAGTCGCCGACATAACGGCACTGTGGCGTCCTCTGACCCAAGACGAGGCAACTCGTGCAGAGGCTCTTCTTCCGGTGGTCAGCGACGAGCTCAGAATGGAAGCGGACAAGGTCGGCAAGAATCTTGACGAGATGATAGAGAGCAACCCGTGGCTCGAATCGGTGGCGAAATCAGTAACCGTCGATGTCGTGGCCCGTGCTCTTATGACATCCACCAATCAGGAACCTGCGACACAGTATTCTGAATCCGCATTAGGGTACTCCGTTTCCGGCACCTTCCTTGTGCCGGGCGGAGGCCTTTTCATAAAGAAGAGCGAGCTCGCAAAACTCGGATTGAGAAGGCAAAGGATGGGGGTGATCAGTCTATGGCCATCATCAGAGGAATAACTGTCACCCTTTACGATTTGACTCAGACGGGCAAGGACCCACTGAACAAACCAATCTTTACGGAAGCGCCTGTAGAGGTGGACAACGTGCTTGTTGCTCCTGTCAACTCGACAGAACAGCTTGAGACGTTCAACCTCACAGGCCGTAAAGCCGTATATCAACTCGGAATACCGAAAGGTGACACACATAACTGGACAGCAGGGAAGAGGGTCAGATTCTTCGATAAGGACTGGAGGATCATCGGGATCCCGACGCAGGGCATCGAGGGCATGATTCCTCTCAGCTGGAACATGAAGGTACAGGTCGAGAGATATGAGCAAGGTTAAATTCAAACTCAATAAGGCAGGCGTGAGAGAGCTTTTGCGCAGTCCTGAGGCGATGAGCGTGGTCACGGGCTATGCTTCGCAGATCCAGAGCAGATGCGGAGCAGGCTACGAGCTGAGCACCCATACAGGGGTCAACCGTGTGAACGCTTCAGTCCACGCTGCAACCGTTGAGGCTCGCAGGGACAACTACGAGAACAACACCCTGCTCAAGGCCAGAGGAGGTGGCGTATGATCGAGACTTTACTGATCGACTACCTCAGCGAGCATCTCGACGAGGTATTCGTCGGAATGGAAGCACCCGAACAGACCACGGGCTATGTGATCGTGGACAAGACGGGAAGCTCCCGAAGCAACCACGTTATTACATCATCATTCGCGATCCAGTCGTACGGGGCAACTCTATATGACGCGCTCCTGCTGAACAGACGCGTCGAGGATGTTATGGCGGAACTCATAGAGCTTGATGAGATCGTTCGAGTCGAGCTTGAAACAGATTACAACTTTACGAACACGGCCACCAAGCAGTACCGCTGGCAGGCCGTGTATTCAATTACTCACTATCAACTTTAGGAGGCATTAAATGGCACAGACAGTAGGAAATGTAAGCGCTGGAAAGCCGGCGATTGGCGGTGCTGTTTGGAGAGCTGAAAAGGGCACAACTGCCCCGACAGACGCAACCACTGCACTTGCTGCTGACTATAAGGCGCTCGGATACTGCAGCGAAGACGGTCTGACCAACTCCAACAGCCCTGATACTTCAGACATCAAGGCGTGGGGCGGTGACACCGTTCTCAACATCCAGGAAGAGAAAACTGACACATTCCAGTTCACTCTGATCGAGGTACTGAACGTGGAAGTCCTGAAAGCAGTATACGGCTCCAGCAATGTATCCGGCACACTCGCAGCGGGTATCACGGTCACAGCTAACGCAAAAGAGCCTGAAGAGGGCGTTTGGGTCGTTGATATGGTAATGAACAGCAATACAGTAAAGAGAGTGGTTATACCTCACGGAAAGCTTTCCGAACTGGGCGACATTACATACACCGATTCCGATGCAGTTGGCTATGAGGTAACAATCACGGCCCTGCCGGATACTGACGGCAATACTCATTACGAGTACATCAAGCAGGCATAGTTCAAGAATGAAGAGGTGACCCATGAAGGTGAAAATGAAGGATGAATTCGAGGTGGAGATCGTTGACGGCGTCACGGACGATTGGGAATTCCTTGAGGTTTTAGCTAATATTGACGAAGGTGAAACTGGCCAAATAGTTAGAGCTGCGAAGATGCTGCTCGGCAACGATGGCGTCAAGGCTCTCAAGGAGCATCTCCGTGACGAGGACGGACGGGTCAGGACGTCGGCGATGGTCGGCGCTATCAGCGAGATCATGGACTCTGCCGGTGAATTAAAAAACTCAGAACCCTCGCCAGCATGATCAGACTTGACGAGGACGCACTGATTTGCGACCTTGCCGAGACTTATCACATACTTGATTATAGGTCGCTTCCGGTTCAGCTGGTGGCGACCTTATCTGCTGGTCTGAGGGAAAACTCAAGAATAATGCTCAAGGCGACCGACTCAAAGGTTGGCCTTGACACGTATCTGCTCGCAGCAATCGCAGACAATCTCACATTATTCCGTGCAGGCTTCGGCAAAGACAACAGAAGAAAACTGGTTCTGTTTACGGATGTGATCAAGAGCGAGCCAAAGCAGAAAACAAGAAGCTTCGAAACGGCAGCCGAATTCGATGCCGCGTTGAAGCGAATCAGAGGAGAATAAACATGCCAGGTACTACATTAGGAACTGCGTACGTACAGATAGTGCCATCAGCTCAGGGCATCAGTGGATCCATCACCAACTTGCTGGCCGGTGAGGGGGAGTCTGCCGGAACTTCGCTCGGGTCGAAAATAGGATCCTTTGCGAAGAAGGCGCTCGCAACAGCTGCCATCGGGACGGCAGTGGTCAAGATTACAAAGTCCGCGCTTGACGAAGGGGCAAAGCTCCAACAGTCATACATGGGCGGTCTCGACACACTTTACGGCGAAGCAGCTGAAGCAGCCCGCGGATATGCGAGAGAAGCAGCTGCTGCAGGCATCTCGATGAACGACTATTCAGAGCAGGCCGTATCCTTCGGAGCTGCACTGAAGAACGCTTACGGCGGAGATACATACAAAGCGATGGAAGCAGCAAACACTGCGATCCTCGACATGGCGGACAACTCCGCAAAGATGGGTACTGACATCGGGTCGGTACAGATGGCATATCAAGGTTTTGCGAAACAAAACTACACGATGTTAGATAACCTCAAGCTGGGGTACGGAGGAACAAAAACAGAAATGGAGCGACTCCTGGCAGATGCTGAAAAGCTCACAGGGGTCCATTACGATATCGATAATCTCGGAGATGTCTACGACGCCATCCACGTTATCCAGGGCGATCTCGGCCTTACAGGTGTGGCAGCAGCTGAAGCATCCGAAACCTTCAGCGGTTCATTCAACGCAATGAAGGCATCCGCAGCGAACTTTCTCGGAAGTCTTGCTCTCGGAGAAAATGTCAGTGCATCACTCAGTCAGCTCATGACATCTGCGAGCACGTTCTTCTTCGGGAACTTCATCCCGATGATCGGAACGCTGGTGAAGTCACTTCCGTCCGCAATCGGTACGTTCCTGCAGCAGGGACTGCCGCTTCTTGTGGCGAATGTGTCCACGCTACTGACAAGTCTCGGAACATATGTATCAGGCATTGCGAACAACTTATCGGGCAGTACGGTCGCAAACTGGGCATCGACTACGATTCCGAAGATCCTCGCTGCAGGTGGGAAGCTGATCATGACACTTGCGTCGGCATTTATCAGGAATCTTCCGCTTATTGTGTCATCAATCGGGCAAATCGGTCTTTCGATCGTTACGGGTCTCGGCTCGGCTCTGTGGGGTAAGGTCTCCGCAGCAGCTGCGGGCATCAGGGATCGCTTTATGCAGCCAATCAATTCGATGCGTGACAAGGTCAAGGGAATCATTGACAAGATCAAAGGGTATTTCCCGTTCAATCTCGGCAAGATCCTCAAGCTTCAGATCCCGAAGATCAATGTATCGGGCGGGTCTGCTCCGTGGGGTATCGGTGGCAAAGGAACGAAGCCAAGTATCAGCATCTCGTGGGAGAGCCACGCAGCCGGCGGTATTTTCGCAGGGCGGACACTGCTGACCGACGGAAGCACAATCCACGAATTCAACGAAGCGGGCCGTGAGGCTATCGTCCCACTGGATCCGTTTTGGGACAGGATGGACCGTATTGCAGAATCTATGCAGGGCAGTGCCGGTGGCGTCGTGGTTAATGTCTACGGCTCGCCTGGAATGAACGTTAACGAGCTTGCACAGGCGGTTGAGAGAAGACTTATCGAGGCTCAGAACAGGAGGAGACTCGCATGGCAGTAATGGGAACAATGAGGCACAGTATCATTTTCGGCGGAGTCAATTCCGCCGATTTTGGCATATATATCAGCGGTGAAGGCGTGTTTGACGCACCGAAGCGTGCCGTTGAAATGATAGCCGTACCGGGCAGGAACGGAGAGATAGCGCTTGATCAGGGCTATTGGGAGAACATCGAAGTCACATATCCGGCGTTCAATTACGAAGAGGATCTGGACACCTTTGCAGAAAGACTGTCGGCATTTCGTAATGCTATCTGTTCCCTCAAGGGATATCAGAGGCTGTCGGATACTTTTCACCCGGACGAGTACCGCATGGCGGTATATTCGGAAGGCCTTGAGGTAACCCCGATCAAATACAACACTGTAGCGAACTTCGATCTGAAGTTCGATTGCAAACCTCAAAGATGGTTAGCGAACGGCGAGGCAGCCGTAACGGTTGCCAGCGGAGACACGCTGACGAATCCGACACTGTATGATGCGGGTCCGCTGCTGATGGTCGAGGGGTACGGAACTATCGACATAGACGGTAACGAGGTCGTTATCAGAGACTCTGCTGTCGGAGAAATAACCATAGAGCCAAGAGGGACGTTCGAGACGGAAGGGCTTGTTCTCCCGCTTGACACGAGTCTGTTACAGAACGGTGACCCGATTACGTTCAGCAGTCTCACTTTGTATATGTACGTAACGGGCAAGAGCGCCGTCAGCAATGTAACGCTGATAGATAGCTCTTCGGATTTCACATCGAGCACAACTGGGATGTCGGGCTCGCAGTTCGGTCTCAGAACGACCACGCGCAGATCGATAACGATACAGAAAGGCGAGACAAGAGTGCTCGACCATACGGTAACCGCACGAATCACCGCAGGGTCTATCGTCAGCGATGTTACCTGCACTATCCGAGTCATACTGTCGGCAGAACAGCTGAGAGTGGCAAGAACGGTCACAACGGCGGAAGGTTACCACGTACTGTACCATTACACAACAGCGAGCAGCTCCTACGCAAGAATCAGCGGAGTATCTTCGCTTCAGCTCGGTAATCCGACATACATCGACTGTGAGAACGGAGATGCTTACAGAGTGGACGACGGAGCGTATTCATCACTCAATAAACTTGTGACTTTCGGACCCGTTCTCCCGACCATCAAACCGGGCGGGAGCGTTATCACTTTCGACAGTACGATAACTGCATTGCAGGTCAGACATAATTGGTGGAAACTATGATACCGATTTTATACGAAGCAACAGAAACACAATTCACAAGCAACGGAATCTGCAGGCTGCGCTCCTGCTCAGAGGTGACCGTTACCGAAGAAAGAAACGGGCTGTATGAATGCGACTTTTCATATCCGATCAATGGAGAAAATTACAACGAGATACAGCTCGGGAGAATCATAGCGGTCAGGCACGACGACACAGCAGACATCCAGCCGTTCGACATAGTGGAGCGCGAAGCTGAGATCAACGGCATCGTGACATTCCACTGCGTGCATATCAGCTACAGACAAGCGAAGATAGTTGCTCACGGCAAAAATATCACGGGACCATCTGCTGCGTTCGATATGTTTGCAGACGGACTCCCGAATAATCCGTTCTCATACTTTACTGACATAATCAGCACTAAGCCGTTCCCGCTTGCCGACGATGTTCCCCGCTCGGTTCGGGAGATGCTCGGCGGTACGGAAGGCTCCGTGCTTGACACATACGGCGGGGAATTCGAATGGGACAAATTCGATGTAAGGCTGTGGGAGTCAAGGGGCGAAACGGCTGACTTCTCGATCAGATACGGGGTCAATATGACCGCATACAACGATGAGATGGACAGCCTCGAAACATATTCCGCGATCATTCCGTATTGGAGCGGGCAAAACGAGCAGAACCAGCCCGTTGTCGTAACGGGCGATATGGTGACTAACAACGAGGTCACTGTATCGGGGCGGACCGAATGCGTGCCAATGGATTTCTCGCAGGATTTCGAAAATCAACCGACCAAACAGCAGCTTGAAGATGTTGCGCTCGAATACCTTGAAGGCCACGAACCGACGATACCTGCAAGGACTATCAAAGTGGAATTCGTACAGACGCAGGATTCGGGTTCGTTCTCGGAATTCAAGCGACTGCAGAAGTGCAGGCTCTGTGACTCTGTTCGGGTGGTTTTCCCTCGTTACGGGATGAACGGCTACTTCAAAATCGTCAAAACCGTTTACGATGTCCTGCAGGAGCGATACACCGAGATGGAGCTGGGCACTCTGTCAACAACTCTCGCGGAGGCTTTAGGTGTCAGCCAGTTCGGGTCAGACAACAGCGGTGGCTCCTCAGGCGGCGTCGTCGGTGGGCTTCGGCAGATAACAATCAGCGGGACGACAAGCGTATCAGGTGCGTTACAAATCCCGACCGCATACCAAAGTAAACCTCTGTTCGGGCTGCATACATCTGGTTTGGCATCGCTCGTATATAGAAGAGATGCGCAATACCTAACCGTAATGCAACAAAATTCAAGTTATGAGCTGATACCGAGAGCAAACACAGCCGTAAGCATCACAGCGTGGACAACAGGATAACGCTATGGATATTATTATCAGCTTCGTTTTAGGTGCAAACATAGGGTTTTTGCTTGCGTCAATCATAGCAAGCGGAAAGGATGAATGATGAGCAACGAATTTATAAAAGCGAGTTTGATCAGATGCGTGAGAACGATTTGTCAGACGGCGGTCGCTTGCATCGGGTCGGCAACTGTTCTTTCCTCGGTGGATTGGAAGATGGTGCTGTCCGCTTCACTTCTGAGCGGGATACTTTCGCTTCTGACCTCGATCGCAACGGGACTCCCCGAAGTGGACTATGCCGAACACATCTATATGAGCAAAGAAGAGCCTGAGGACTCGGAGGTGGACGATGGGGAAGAATAATACCGAACAACTGAATATTGCAAAGAAGTATCTCGGTAAAGGTGGTTCGAAATTCAGAAAGTTCTGCGGATTACCGGCGGGCGCTGCGTGGTGCGATGCGTTCGTAACAACGATATTTCACGAGGCGGGCAACGGCCCGCTTTTTTGTGACTCGAAAAAGCAGACATATTGTCCAACCACGATAAAGTGGTGCTATAAGAATCTCGCATCAGTTCCGCCGTATCTCGCTTTACCATCGGATATTATCTTCTTCGACTGGGAGCCGAACGGAGTGCCGAATCACATCGGGTTCGTCAGAGAGCGCAGAAATTGCGACTCGATCTATACCATCGAGGGCAACACTTCGGGCGGGATCGTAGCGAACAAGGTCAGAAACACCAAGTACGTGTGCGGGATATTCCGTCCGCACTTCAAGGCATCGTACAAAATCGGCAAACTCGAGGTCGACGGCCTGTTCGGTTACAACTCCATAGCAATGCTTCAGGCAGCGCTCGGAGTCGAAATCGATGGAATACTCGGGCAGGGCACAGTTAAGGCGTTACAGCGCAAATGTGGCGTTTCTGCTGATGGCCTGTGGGGTAAAGGCACAAGCAAAGCCGTGCAGAAAACGGTCGGCGTAAAGGCTGACGGGGTGTTCGGTCCTGATTCCGTAAAGGCTCTGCAGAAGTGGATAAACAACAAGGTGTATCCCCAACGCGTAAAAAACAAAGGGGAGAAGATAGCAGAAACTGCTGTCAAGTATGTTGGTAAAGTTCCGTATAAAAAAGGCGGGACAAACATCAACAAGGCTGTCGACTGCACGGGTTTCGTCCAAGAGATTTACAGACTCAACGGGATAAAGCTATCCCCGTATCTGTCCAGCTGGGGCAAGTCGATCGGAACGGACATAAAGAAAGCCAAACCGGGCGACATCATCAGCTTCAACAACAGAAGAACGGGCAAGCTACAACACCACGCAATTTACATCGGCAATGGTAAGGTCTGCCACGCTACGGGTGGAAAAAAGGTGTGCATTAGCAAGCTGCCGTTTTCGAATCTCAAGATCGAGGGTATTCGGAGGAGGTGGAAATAATGACAGACAAGATGATACTCGCACTACTCGGATTTATAGGTGCGCTGTTGGTAGTCCTAAAGCCGTTCCTCGACCTCAACACGAATATCACGGAACTGAAGGTGTCCATTGATGCTTTTAAGTCCTCGGTGGACAAACTGGATTCGCGCATAACAGAGCACGGCAAAGAAATAGACAAAATCAAAGAAACTGTTGCTACTCACGAGATCAGGATCAATAATCTCGAAAAGAAATAGGAGGCGTAAAGAATGAATCAGACCATAGGCGTAAGCATTACTCCGCAAAGTGTTCGGCCGACTCTGCACTATAGTCAGGGAGATGTGGGCCGTGTGTTCGTTATAAACGTCACGGGCTACGACATTCCGCCCGGTGCGACTGTTACTTGCGTTGCGACAAAACCGTCAGGCATGGGCTTTACCGTCAACGGTACAGTATCAGGCAACACAGTAACTTTCACCAGCACCGCAGAAATGACGGACGAGTGGGGACGATTCCCGGCTGAAATTAGGATAGCAAGCGGGAGCACTCTCCTCGGTACAGCTAACTTCCTGATGGTAGGCGAAAAAGACCCGCACCCAGCGTCAACAATCGACGGCACACAGGAAGAACTTATTCCACAGCTGACGCTGCTTGTTAACAGAGTAGAAGCGGCTGCTGAGTCCGTCCACGATCTGACCGTTTCAGCCACTACACTCACAGCCGGATCCGACGCAACGGCAACGTATGACAGCACAAACAACAGCATCGCTTTCGGAATCCCGAGAGGTGCTGATGGCGATGTTACACGCTCCGAATTTAATGATTTAAAGAGCGAAATAAGTGACATAGAAGATTTAACGCTGAACCTTTTCAACGATAATCAGTTAATTGGAAAAAGTGGAATTAGTCAAGTATCGGAACACGAATTTTCAGGAACAGCAACAAAAATCAATGCAATGGGGGGTCTGGAAATAGCAGGCGGATTTGAAGCTAATACACGATATACAATTAGCATCCTTGCACATATCGCTACATCCGCAGGCTCATCAAATGGGTTAGCCCTTACTGTTACTTATACAGATAGCACATCATCTGTTCTTTATAGATGGACACGTGATTTAACATCATATACAGAGGGAACAAGAACCACAGCAAGTGGCAAAACGGTCAGTAGCATAACAATCGGTTATTCAAACGGTGGTGGTGACACATGGTATTTAAAGGACATTCAAATTGAAAAAGGAACTTCTGCAACTCCATACTCACCATCGGTTTCTGCGCTTGACTTAAAAGCTATACGCTCCACCAATCTTTTTATAACCAATGCTAACATATCTACTACATATGATGATTGTGATGATTTCCCAAGCAATTCAATTATAGGCTTGCACAAAGAGGTTGTTACTGGTGGGATTGCTCACGCTCCGTCAATTAACAGCGGATTAGAAGTGATTACATTCAGTCATATGAATAGCGAAAGGACATTCCAGTATGCACTTCCGTTCAGCTATGCTTTGTATAGGAAAATGTATGTGAGGTCATTGGGCAACGATGTGTGGACAGATTGGGTGGAAGTCAACACAGACCCCTCTTATATGGGTTTTGACCTATTCCCAACTGGTGACCAAACAGACCGAGGCGATGAGATTGCCAATATTTTATCTGCGAAGAAAGTATGTAGATTAGCCGCAGGAGATTACTATTTCGATGTGTTGGTTCTCAATCAGGGGCGAACGCTTAAAGGTGTTGGAAACAGCACACGGCTTATTAAAGCCTCGTCACCATCATACAATTATATGATTCGTATGAGAACTGACTCCAAAATCAAAGACGTATCTGTATATGGCTCACTTTCTGACATTACGCCATCAAGCGGTTGGGATTTAAACGCAAGTCCAGCTAATCCGTGTGGTATTCGTATAGAGGGTAGCGGTAGTGATGATACACAGCGTTTCCGTTGTGAAATCAGCAATGTTAGAGTGTCGAATTTTGCCGGAGCGGGAATTTATATAAATCAGACCGGCTATAACACGCAAGGCGGTTGCCACATAAATAACGCATTTGTACGGAACTGTAATGCCGGTATCGTATTTGCGAAATATGCTGAATTTCATAGGACAACTGGGTGCAATTTCAATGAGTGCTATTATGGTGCAGTCAATAATGGTGGCAATAATGTTTTTGAGAACTGTGATTTTTCGTCAAATATTCAAGGATTGCTGATGGACAATTCAAGCGGTACATATTCCAACAGCAGTCATGGCTCATTTGTTGGTTGCTCATTTAATCACAGTGACAGCAACAATGGCACAGCAATAGAATTGAATACAATGGTTGCAGGAGAGGTGTTTGTCGGTTGCAACATTTTCTACGGTGCAATTATCCTGACGTCATCGCAGGGCATCGTATTTAATTCCTGCAATTTAGGAAGTAGTACACCTATCACGATTACAGATGGTGGTGGAATACAGTTTGCAAATTGTGTTTTCCGTACTGGGCAAAGTCCCGTAACAGACAATAGACCGACAAAGACGCATTTTGACAACTGTTATTATTTGAACGGATCAGCAGTTAATGGCGTTCCTGCATAATAGACCTTTAAATCACTTACTATGTCAAGACCAATGACGGAAGAGACGGAATAGGCAGGTCGGAGACGGTCTGCATAGGATCACCTCCTCTTACATACAGAAAGGCCCGGGGATAATACCTCGGGTCTTTTTGCGTGGTGGAAATTGTGAGTTTGCTAGACTAATTTCACCCTATATACAGATATACTTCATCAGGATCCACGATGTCAACGTGTGCAGCGGAGACTTTACCGGCTTTGATAACCTTGTAATAGTCTGCCCACGAATCGCGCCAGATCGTGCCGATGCGATTGTCGTTGGCATAGACATTGATGCCGTATGTGTCGGGATGCTTTATCACCTGGAAGCCGACGGTGCGGATCTGTTTCGTGCCTAGCTTCCTGATGCCGGCACAAGCGTACTCGTCGCGGTACGTCGCCAGCTTGATGCGCCGAAAGCCTTTATAGTTATCTGTGTGCGGGACGATGAAGTCCATCTCCGGTTTTTTCTTGAATAATGCCATATAAGTCACCTCCGCATTCAATTATAAGCCTTGTATAATTCGCTCGGCAAGGGTACGGCAAAAGTGCCCCAAAGGTGCCCCTTTTTCAAAAAATCGTCTTTAACGCAAACCCAGCGTTTTCAACGCGTTGAGCCGATAAACGTTGAAATTCCAACGTTTTCCGAGCAAGAGCGACCAAGACGGAACAAGAGTAAACAAGAGCTGACACGGGTTCGAGTCCCATGTCCTCCGCCACTAAGACCGTTGAAATCAGAGCGTTTCGGCGGTTTTTTCATTTTCAGCGGTGCCCTTTTGGTGCCCTTTTTGAAGATAATCAGCAATACGCCTCGAAGAATTGGACGCCGAGTCGAAAAGATGGGTGTAGATGTTGAGAGTCGTTCCGATCGTAGAGTGGCCGAGAGCTGCGGAGATCTCAGCAATGTCGAACTCTCCGGACGCGTTCAGCATCGTGGCATAGGAATGCCTGAGGCCGTGCAGGGTGACATCCGGCAGGCCGTGCTTTTTCGTGAAGTCCTTGATGGCCCTCTTCGCATAGTCAGGGCGCATCGGCTGCGCAGCATACTGGATGAGGAACGGATTATCGATATAAGGGTCTTTTTCGTGCATAGCCATCAACTGCACTATGTCGTCCATAACGAAGCCGGGAACGGCGATTATACGCCTTGAGCGCTCCGTTTTGGTGTCCTGGATGATGTCCTCACAGTTCATCCTGTGGCGGGTCCTTTTGACGCTGACAGTTGACCATGTCACGTTGATATCGTCATTCATGAGGCCCAGGATCTCGGAGCGACGAAGCCCTGCGAACAGGGCCAGCTCAAAGCAGACACGCAGGTCCGGCGTGGTGTACTGCAGTGCATCGACGAACGCGGGAACGTCCTCTTTTGTGAGTACGACGATATCAGCCTTTTTCTGTTTCGGGATCGTCACGGCATCACAAGGATTGACCGCCAGCGCACGGTTCCTGATGGCCATTTTATATGCAGAGGACAGCAGGCTGATGTATCCCTTGATGGTCTTCGGTGCTGCCTTTTTAGGATAGCCCGCAGACGGGTCTCCCTTCATCGCAGAGGCGATAAACTTGTCGATCTGGTAAGGTGTAAGTTCTCTCGCATTTATGCCCTTAAAAACTGTTTTTAGCCGTTTAGCGTAGGACTCGTAGCCCTTCAGAGTAGTCTCCTTGAGGCCCTTGATCCTCTGCATGCCGATGTAGTCATCCAGCAAATCTGCAACGGTGCCGACGCTGCCGGCAAGGTCCTTGACTTCCTTCACGAAATCGTCGTATTGGTCCTTTGCGTTCTTCTTACCAGTGATGTCGACTATCTTCGTGTATCTTCTGCGAGTGCCTCTTGATGCAGATCCGACAGATACGACCAGTTTCGCTTTATGTTTTGATAGGTATTCGATTGCCATTATGCGTGCCTCAACATTTCTATTACATCGGGATCACATTCGCCCTCAAGGTCGCTGCACTCGATGTGTCTCAGTTCATGCTTGTAGGTTTCTTGTTGTTGCTCCCAGTTATAGCAGGGGTTGATGACGATTGTGTCATAATCCTCACCGTCATCAAACATCCTGACCACGAATCCCTTACATTTGGGATCCATTTCCATATAGATAGTGCGTACTTCTTTCATTTCTTTAATCCTTCGACCATTTTTATGATCACGGCCATTTCTTCGGCTGAAATGTCCCTGGTCGCATCGAACAGGATGCGCAGATCCCGCCGGTTGGCGATCTCCTTTGCAAGCTCCGCTGCTTCAGGGTCTAAATAGTATGTGCTGCCTTCTTCTTTGCCAAGCAGATAATCGAGATCTACGTTGAAGAAGTCTGCTATTGCGTTGAGTGCTTCAACGCTTGGAGTGATGTCTCCAGTCTCATAAGCTCCGATCGTGGATTTTGACAAGCCAAGACGCTCAGCCAGGGCAACCTGAGACAACCCCCTCTTTTTTCTTAACTCTTTGAGTCTGTCTTTGAATTCCATAATCACCATACTCCTTATGCTGTCCTATAAAAACACCTACTAATATAATACATTTTGGATGGATAAAAATCAAAATATTTCCCACGAAAAATGGGAAAAAGTATTGACACCCATTCTGAGTGGGCGTATAGTATTAACAGATGTTAATGAAGAACCCAACAGAAAGGGGGTGCAATATTGGAAGGCAACTATATAGCGGATAACCTTCGCTACCTGAGAAAGAGGAAGGGTGTGACCCAGACGGAGGTAGCCAAAGCGCTTGGAATTCCAACGACTACGTACAATGCCTATGAGACCGGCCAGAACGTACCGAGGGATGAGATGAAGCTCAAGATCGCCGACTACTTCGACAGGTCAGTGCAGTTTATTTTTTTTAAACGCATTACCCATTGAGAGTGGGTGAGAATATGAAACTCTACACAGCCCAGGAGGCTGCCGAAATCCTGCGGGTCTCAAAGTGGACCATATGGAAGTACGGCAGGGAAGGAAAGTTAAAGACCGTGAGATTCGGTCGGACAGTCAGATATCAATTGGAAGGAGGAATTAATGGAGATCAAGGTAAAGGTATTTTTCAGGGATTATGTGAAGGTGGGCGATGAATACAAGCACGTTGAGGTCGGAAGACCTTTTTTCTGCAACACCTTCGATGATTTTCAAAATCTAATGGCTACACTGGTCGACTTCAGCGCTGACGGTTCAGTCCTCAGATTCGAAGTCGAGAAGACAATGAAGGAGAAAGAGTAATGAGGAGACCATGCGAAACAGTAGAAGTCGTTCAGAAAGAGAACGGCAACTTCCGCAGCGTAAAACATTACAGCTACGTTGCCCTGCTGACCAAGATCAATGATGATCAGGTGCAGGCCGTCAGATACGACGGATATACAAGCAAGTACGACGGCCTTATCGATGAGGTCAAGGCAGACTATCCGGAGTGGAAGGTCAAGGGCATTTACAAGCTGTATGACACAGATTTCAAGGAGGAAGAGTAATGGAAAAGGTAAAGAAAGCCCTGGGCATCGTGCTCGTTGAAGCACTTATGACGGCAATATTCGTCGGCATCGTTATAGCAATGGCAGCAATCGGATAGGAGGAGATATGAACCCGAAACACATAAAGAAGGAATCCTACTCCGCAGATGTTCCTGCGGACGCTTACTACAAAGAGCAGATCAACACACTTCAAAGAAAGCTCGAGGATCTGCAGACCAGAAACGAGATGCTTGAGAAGTACAACGATGAGCTCGAGCAGTACAGAGCCTCCAGCATCAAGCGTATCAAGAAGTTGGAGAGAGCGATCATCAGACTGTCGCTGGGTGACGACGATGTATAAGTGCAGGGAATGCAAAAGGACATTCGACTGCCCCGATTATGTCGAGAGATGTATGGAAGACTACTACGGAGTCAGCGGGATGTTCCCCAACAGAACATATGCGACCTTTGCCGAGTGTCCGTACTGCGGGATGCCGATAGACACCGAAGAGGATGAGGTCGCGGAGGAGGATATTGATGATTTTGACGCATAAGAAAAGCACACCCGAAGGTGCACCTCTCACGCAATTAAATGGTACCACCTTCGAGCAGAAAAGTGAAGCGGAAATACTGTTCGACAAGATCGGCGAGGGCGTTGGACACGCAGTCAAGCGCCCAAAGGACCCGAAGACGGACAGGCAGCTTAGAAAACTGGTAGCCGATGCGAACGGCAGCGGGAACGACTGCATCATAAATGTCGGATTCGGTTACTATAGGCCCGGCGATGATGACAGCTTCGAGTTCGAACTGTATATCGCAGGAGAAAGAAGCAGAGCAAAGGAGATCCTGCGCAAGTGCCGCAGGATGGAAGAAGTATACGACAGGAGGTATCAGTAAATGGCAAATCTGTATGAGATCAAGTTAGCGCTCGCGACATATGAGATGGAGTTCGATCCGGAGACCGGTGAGTGGATTAACGAGGACGAGCTCGACGCTCTGAACATGGAGCGCAACGAAAAGATAGAAAACATCCTGCTGTGGGTCAAGAATCTGAAAGCTGACGCAAAGGCCATCAAGGAAGAAGAGGACGCACTCAAGGCAAGGCGCAAGGCTATCGAGAACAAGGTGGACCATCTTATGGACTATGTCGCTCTTGGCCTTGACGGCGAGAAGTTTAGCACTCCGAAGGTAGCTGTCCAGTGGAGAAAGACTGAGGCAGTCGAGATCCTCGACGAGACGGCTGTGCCTGATGAATTTCTGAAGGTGGCTAAGTCACCAATGAAGGATGCCATCAAGAAGTATCTCAAGGCTCACGAGGGAGAAGAATTCTCCTGGGCAGCACTGAGACACCGCAACAGCATGAGCATCAAATAGGAAGGAGGCACAGTAATGGCAATACCGGTACTCATAATAGGAAGAAGCGGAAGCGGGAAAACATACTCGCTCAAGAATTTCAAGGCAGATGAGGTCGGAGTGATATCCGTGGAAAAAGGCCGTCTGCCGTTCAAGACGGACATCAAGGCCGTCAAGGTCCCGAAGGACCCGCTGGGCGGAGAAGCAAAGGATGCAGGGCAGATAAACGCAGCCAAATATATGTGGATAATGAACACTATTCAGAAAGCAAAGGCGAAGTCCATCGTCATTGACGACTCCCAGTATCTGATGGTCAATGAGCTTTTCGACAGGACTTACGAGAAGGGCTACGACAAATTCACGAGCATGGCTCAGAAGTTCAGAGACCTCATCCACTTCGTCAATGATCTGGAAGAGGATGACAAGATCGTTTACTTCCTGCACCACTCAGAGCTGGATACAGACGGCAGGGAGAAGGTCAAGACCATCGGCAAGATGCTCGATGAGAAGCTGACGGTAGAAGGCTGCTTCGACATTGTGATCTATTGTCAGGATCATAAGTTCTTCACTCAGTCCAACGGGCAGAGCACAGCCAAGACTCCCGAAGATATGTTCCCGCTCGAGATCCCGAACGACCTCAAGGCGGTAGACACGGCGATCAGAGAATACTACGGATTATAGACATATAGGAGGATATATAAATGGCATTCAAGAAACCAAGCGATTACGACAATGTAAAAGTCGGTGAATACAGAGTTCTTCCTGCGGGCGGATACATCTGCAGGATCGTCAAGGCAGAAGAGACGCAGAGTAAGACCGGCAGAGATATGCTGAAGGTCGCGTTCGACATCTGCGACGGAGACTTCACCGGATACTTCATGGACACCTTCAACGGACGCAGGGCGGCAGCCGAAGATCCGAAAGAAGTCAAGTGGCCTTTCGGCGGAACCAAGTGGGTGATGATCTACGACAATGAAGGGCGCACGAACAGAGATTTCAAGGCATTCTGCACAGCCCTGGAAGAGTCGGGCACCGAAGTGTGGAAGAACGGCATATTCAACACGGCAGGTCTCAAGGATGCAGAGGTCGGCATCATCTTCCGCAGAGAGGAACACGAATACAACAATCAGACATCGTGGAGGACGGTGCCGTTCCGCTTCAGATCTGTGAAGGCTATCGAGTCAGGCGACTTCAGTGTTCCTGAAGATAAGCCGATGCCGGCAAGCTATCCGGGCGCAGGCATGGCGCAGCTGCCGAACGACAGCTTCAGTGCGCTGGATGATGATATTCCCTTCTAAGGAGGGCTGCATGATCACATTCATCGTAGAGGGTACAGCCGTACCGAAGCAGAGACCGCGCATAGGCGGACGCACGGCATATACGCCCAAGAAAACGAGAGATTACGAGGAGAGAGTGCGCGAGGCATTTCTGGCATCGTATCACGGGGATATCCCCGCATATGAGAAGGGTAAAGCCGTCAGAGGATGCATCGAGATAGTGCAGGTGATACCGAAGTCGTGGAGCAACACAAAGACCATGAAGGCTGAGCGTGGCGAGATCGTACCAACAAGCAGAAACGGAGACATCGACAACATCGCCAAGAGTATTCTGGACGCGCTGAACGGCTTCGCTTATGAAGACGACTGTCAGGTCACAACGCTGATGGTGTCCAAGAGGTACGGCACGGATCCGTATGTAGTAGTCAGATTCGAGGAGGATAGATGAGCGAAGATAAAAAGAGTTTTCTTATATATCACGACATCAAGCCGGTGCTGGACAAGCTGACAGACGCGCAGGCAGGGAAACTGTTCAAAGCGCTGGTCGACTACAGCATCGAGCAGACGCCTCCGAAATTCAACGACCTTGCGCTCGAGCTCGTGTTCATCCCTCTTCAGCAGCAGCTGGACAGAAACATCGTCAAATGGGACGAAATCAAAGAGAAGCGTACCGAAGCGGGCAGGAAGGGCGGGCTCAGATCTGCCGAAGTAAGGCGTGAAGCAAACCAAGCAAATGCTACTTTTGCTTCAAATGCTTCCGAAGCAAACGAAGCAAATCAAGCAGTAAAGGTAAAGGTAAAGGGAGAAGTTAAGGTTAAGGCAAAGGGAGAGGGAATGGTGCCCACTGACGGGGCGGGCGACGCTCTCTCCCTCCCTGAAAAGATCATCACCTATCTGAACGAGAAAGCAGGGACCAATTATCCTGCAATCTCAAAGAGCGCAGTCAGTAAAATCTATGCACTCGAAGAAGAAGGATACACCGAAGCAGATATGAAGATGGTCATCGACAAGAAATGCGCTGACTGGCTCAACGACGACAACATGCGCGAGCATCTGCGTCCGTCGACACTGTTCGGCGACAAATTCGAGGAATATCTGAACGCACCTGTCTCTCTGAAACTGGAAAAGGCTCAGAAGAAGGCCGATGTAAAGGCAGACCTTGAGCGCCAGCTCCGCAGCAAGTCGGAGGCACTGGGCGCCATCAGGGAAAGCATCGAGGATCTGAAGGACGACGAGGGACGCGTCAGAAAAAACATTGAAGAGTACAGGCTTCTCAAAGATCAGGCGGCCATCCTTGAGGATGCCATCGGACAGATAGAAAAGAAGCTGGAAAAGCTCAGTTAGCTTACACCCGGGGCGGGCACACAACTCAATAACTTAATAAGGCTACGAACGTTATTACTCGCAATTAACAAACCACACCCGCCCGCTCCGATTGTTTTTTAGGAGGTCACAGCAATTGCAAAGAGAATTATTTGAAGGCGAAGAGGTCATGCTACTTCTGGATCCCAAAGACCTCGGAGTCGTTCCGGGGATGATGAAGTGGAATGAATGCATCTTCACTATTTCAAGGACGGTGTACGCATCGGAGTGCGGAAAGCCGTCCGGCAGAAACGGCATCGTATATCTGGAGCTTGAAGGGTGCGTATCGGAATACGGCATACCATACTCGATTTTAAGGGAGTGGGTGCATCCACACCGCAGCCTGGCATCGGTATCGACTGCATACAGAACAGGAGGCGCAAGATGAAGTGCGCCAACTGCGGCAAGGAAGTAGACGACTACAGCATGAAGGAGTACGGCATCGGACGGAAGACTGTCAGAGTGTGCTGGGACTGCTACAAGTCGGGAGCATATAACGCAGCCATCAGGGAGATGTACCGCAACAGGAAGATAAGAGAGGAACGGCAGAAATGAAAAACACTTTAGCAGATCTGAACAACTACCTGTTTGAGCAGATCGAGAGACTGAACGATGACGAACTTGATGAAGAGGCGCTCGACCAGGAACTGAAGAAGGCCGATGCCATCGTTAAGGTAAGCGAGAAGATCATCGCCAATGGCGAGCTGGCATTCAAGACGATGAAGCATATGGACGAATACGGATACGGCCAGCACAGGGCAGTGCCGACGATGCTGTCGAGCGGGCAGGAGGACTGGTGATGGTTTACAGATATCCGCCGGAGGTCCATGAGTTCGTCAAGCAGAACGCACCGAAGATGCGTGACGAGGAGCTGGCAAGGGAGTGCAACAAAGCACTGGGTACCAGCTTCACAGCCAGGAAGATGAAAGCCTTCCGGGGCAATCACGGACACAAGAACTACAAGAAGCAGTGGACCAAGGAAGAATACTGGCAGCATCAGACCAGATATCCGTAGGGCATGTATGAGTTCATCCGGGACAACTCGTGGGGCGTCAGCTCCAAAGAGATGGCCGAGATGGTCAATGAGAGATTCGGTATGGAATGGACTGCTACCGGCATAAAGCAGTTCCGGCAAAGGCACGGCATCAAGTCGGGTGTGACCGGATGGTACCAGAAGGGACACGCTCCGGGCAACAAGGGCAAGAAGCTGGAGGAGTATGTCGGAGAAGAGCGTGCTGCCGAGATCAAAAGAAGGATAGCACCGACCCAGTTCAAGAAGGGCGAGGCTCCGATGAATGAGCTGCCTGTCGGATCCATCGTGGTCAACTCGCAGGGCTATAAGCTCCGGAAGAGACAGATGAACGGCACACTGTGGGAGCGCTGGGAGTTCCTGCACAGGGCCGTGTGGGTAGAGAACTATGGACCGATACCGGACGGCATGATGGTTATCTTCCGGGACAACGACAGGCTGAACTGCGATATCAGCAATCTGACGCTGGTCAGCAAGAGCGAGAACGCTGCACTGAACAAGCTGGGACTAAGAAGTGAGGATCCCGATCTGACGGACGCGGGCATCAACCTGGTGAAGCTCAGGCTGGCGGTGAAGAACAGGAGAAGGAATGAATAGCTGACCCCAGGGGCGGGCAGAATAAATTTATTATTGCATATCAAACCTCATTATTTGAGAAAGGAGGAACCTTCTTTCTATCGTTCTTGCAAGTGTGTTCTGTTGTTGTCTGTCCGTCCCTGATCAGAAAGGAGTAACCAAATACTTAAATACATAATCATAATAATCCCGCTTGCCCTATTAGCGTTCGGACTTGTAACGGCTTGCGTGTTAATGGAGAAAGCAGAAGAGGTGAGATATGGAGAAGATATACAGAGTGCAGATGAATAGCAAGGGTATGCCAAACTTCGCAACAGCTGAAGAGATAGCAGACAGACCGCAAGGGAAGTGGATAGACAAAGGGTGGAAGGGCGATTGGCAATTTGAAACCGATGGAAGAGGTAATTGTTGGCATGAATATGAGTGTTCAGAGTGCGGATTTCATAGCAAAGGAAGCAAGAGCAAATACTGCCCTCACTGCGGTGCAAGAATGGAAGGAGCAGATAATGACAACTTATGACCTTGCCGTTGCACTTGCAAAACGATGGAAAGAAGAAGGCTACACATACGAAGACCTACTACAGACCTTCGACGAAGCTGTTGCAGAAGCACGGCAGGAAATTGCAAGGATGAAAGGAGCAGACGATGAGTAGGTGGATAGATGCGGAATGGCTACTGAACTTCTTTGAGCCATATCCCAATGACTACCAAACACCATTAGGGTCGTTGAGAGCGTGTGTCGATGACGCACCAAGCATAGACATCTGCTTATGCCGAGAGTGCAAGTATACAGAGTTTTGCGAGAAGAAGATACACCGACACGGAATAGCATACAGTATTGACTTCTGCTCACACGGAGAACCGTTCGGAAAAACCGAACAACTCAAATGATTAACTGAAAACTCAAATTGAGATTTGAGAAAGGAGTAGCGAATGAAGATAACGATAGATTGCCCAAGCAAAACGCATCTTATGTTCATCAACTATGTGTACCGTGATGACAAGTTTATGATGATGGGTTGCAAGCCTATTGAAACAGATATGTTGTATGACGGAGCAGAGTACAAACTGACAGATGAAGTGGCATTTGCTCCAATGGAAAGGAGCGAGTAGATGGGCATTGATTCAAACAAAGAAGCATATCAGATGATGAAGAACACTTTAGGTTCAATCGAAAACAGATTCCGAGAAGCCTATAACAAAGGGTACAAAGACGGATTAAGAGATGGAGCAAGCCAAGTAACGGCAAAGTTAGTCAGCAAGATACTTGAGGAAACTGAAGCCGATACTCCGCAGACGGATTATCCTTGTAATACTTGCGCAAACAAGGGCGACCATGATGGCAAGTGCAGAAATTGCATTGCCGAGTCTGAGGCTTTCAGATGGAAAACGCCAAGTAATTACGAACCACAGACGGATTTGTCCACCGAAGAATTTGTTGAAGGGATGAAAAATCTCAAAATGGAAGTCAAGCAGACGGATTGTGAGGCTTGCGAACTTGATGGCAAAGCTGATGTTTGTAAGATTTGTAGAGTAAGCAATTATGAACCGCAGACGGATTGCGGATGGAAATAGCCAAACCCTGTGGGCGTGATAATTAAAGAAAGTGAGGTAAATCCTGTCGGGATCGTCCACAGTTTGGGGTTCGATTATAGTATGACCGATGGGGAGCGGTATATCTCCCCGTTTGACCAATGAACAGATACGTAGAAGACAAGGAACGCATAGACAAGATAACAGAACTCATAGCCAACCAGGAACCCGTCAAGGAATGGGTCTGCATATACTGGTTGGCTGTTGCAGTAGGACACTTACTCGAATGGGTAGTAAAAAGAACATCGGAATAGTCAGACCGATACTGACGGCAAGATGTCAGCAATGCGGGAAGTGGTTCGCAAGGACGCATCCCAAAGATACACAGACTTTATGTGAAAGGTGCAGGAAGAATGGAACACAAACCCGGTGATATTGTAGACGGCAAGGAAATAGAACAGGACGGAGATATAACCTGGACTCAGGAGGGCCACGTTGAAGGCGAAGGAATTTCTGAAACAGTACGAGGAACTAAATAGGATAGCAGAGCAGCATAGAGAAGAGTACGAGATCGAAACGGAAAAGATAGATGCCATCGGCTCAACTCTTGCCGGAGAACCCGGTATGCCTCACGGCACCGGTATCAGCAGGAAGACGGAGGACAAGGCCATCAGACTCGCTGACAAGGCGATGAAGTGGAAAATGGCAGAGCTTGACGCACTGGAGAAGAGGCAGGAGATATATGAGCTGATATCGCAGATCAAGGGCGTCGAGGGTGATGTTCTTTATCAGCGCTACATCAGGCTCAGGAAGTGGGAAGAGATATGCGTGCTGGTGCATTACTCGTGGCAGGGAGTACACAACGTACACTGCCGAGCTCTGCAGATGGTACAAGAGTTGATTGATGTTGACTAAATTATTTTTTAAACTGATATTGTCAAAGGTTGGCAAACAACCAGAGACCAAGTCACCACCAGCGGACTTGAATCGGTCCGCATTATGATCCGAAGGGGATGACACTGGTTCGACTCCAGTACGGATCATCGTAGGTTTTTCATGTACTCCTTTCAATTGAACTATAATTCAGGGTTAACCACAGAGGGACGGGCACGGCTCGTCCTTTTGTGTTGGGGATAAATGTATGGCAACACAGAGACTGGACAGAGGGATAGGACACAGGACCCAGCTTGAGAAGAATCGCAAGCGGATCTACGCAACGCAGACCGTGTGCGGTATCTGCGGAAAGCCCGTGGACTTTAATCTGAAATATCCCCACCCCTTAAGTCCTACCCTGGACCATATCATCCCCCTGGCCAAGGGTGGCCACCCCTCCGACATAGCCAACCTCCAGCTCGCTCATCGCTGCTGCAACCGAGCGAAGTCGGACAAGCTTCTAATCGGAGAAAGAAAAGAAGACAAGCCTCAGGTCGTGTCGAACAGAATTCTTCCTGCGACATTCGACTGGTATTCGCGTCCTCCGAAAGCAATAAACAACAATGTTTAGTTGGTTGGTGGGGCACGCGAACGAGAAAAAATAAAAAATATTTTTTATATGTGAATGGGGGCATGACCCCCGTCCAAGGTGCCCGGCCGGCCTTCACGCCGTCACTGGGCACAAATCTTAACATCGGGGAGTGTTTCCCGACACAGGAGATAAAAATATGACTTACGGAATGCAATACTTACGGGCGAAGCTGGCACAGAAGCAGCCGCGCATCCGCACCAGATACAGACATTATGAGATGAAGCATATGGCAGCTGACATGAGGATCAGCACACCTCCGCAGCTGCAGTACTGGATGACTACGCTTGGCTGGTGCGCGAAGGCTGTCGACTCGCTCGCGGACCGTCTGGTCTTCAGAGAATTCGCAGAAGACAACTTCGATATCAATCAGATTTTTACGATGAATAACTCGGATGTGCTCTTCTCAAGCGCCGTACTGGGTGCGCTGATCAGCTCATGCGACTTCATTTACATTTACAGCGGCGAAGACGGATTCCCTCGTCTGCAGGTGATCGACGGAATGAACGCGACCGGTACGATAGATCCTATCACGGGAATGCTGACGGAAGGCTATGCCGTACTCGACAAAGATGATCATGAGCAACCTCTGACTGAAGCATACTTTCTCCCGAACAGGACGGAGATCTATCAGCGCGGGTCGAACGACGCGAAGGTCTACCACCACAAGGCGCCGTATCCGCTGCTTGTTCCGATCATCTACAGACCTGATGCGATAAGGCCGTTCGGACGTTCCCGCATAAGCAGGGCGTGCATGGATATAGCAGACTCGGCTATCAGGACTGTGAAGCGGTCTGAGATAGCGGCGGAATTCTACAGCGTTCCGCAGAAGTATGTGCTTGGCACGGATCCGGAAGCGGAGCCTCTGAACAAATGGGCGTCCGCAATGAGCACGATGCTCGAGATAACGAAAGACCAGGATGGAGACAGGCCGACTGTTGGCCAGTTCCAGCAGCAGAGCATGACACCGCACATCGAACAGCTGAAAATGTTCGCGGCCCTGTTCGCAGGAGAGACGGGGCTCACCCTTGAGGATCTCGGATTTTCTTCGGGCAACCCTGCAAGCTCCGAGGCGATAAAGGCATCTCATGAGAATCTAAGGCTGCAGGCAAGGGCGGCACAGCGGTCCTTCGGCTCGGGCCTTCTGAATGCGGGATACCTTGCTGCGTGCGTCCGTGACAATCAGGAATACAAGCGCAGTCAGTTCTATCTGACCACTCCGAAATGGGAACCGGTCTTCGAACCGGATGTCTCCGCAATGAGCGGAATCGGCGATGCGGCGCTCAAACTTCAGCAGTCGTTCCCTGAATACTTCACAGAAGAGAAGCTCAGGGATCTGATGGGAATATAACACTGTTACGGTACTGCTCCGGTTAAAGCAGGGAGGTGTTTATGGAAGAAAAGCGAGAACTACGGAGCCGGATAAGGCGGATGTTTTCCGAGCGGTTCGATAAGGATCCCGAAGTCGAGCGCATCTACAAGATGATTCGAAACAGGTCCGCCGACTATGCGGATGCGCAGCGGTTTGCGATTGCGGTCGGGGATATCCTGTCGGAGTGCTTACAGGCGGAAGACTATTCGGGCGTGAATCTGTATGAGCTGGCTGACGATATCGTCGGAATGCTCGATCAGAATGTCAGACTTGTTGATCAGGTCTGTGATGTTATCCAGGGACAGATGAACGAGTCAGCCAACATCGGCATCGAGCCGGTGGTCCCGAAGATGTCCGCTGACAGAAAACAGGGCATCAGAGATATGGTCGTCAATGCGAACAGCAACGAGACCATCCGCAACGCCGTAGCGCAGAGCGTGACGAATTACGGGCAGGCTTATGTGGATGAATGGGTCAAGACCAATGCGGAGTTCCAGATCAAGAGCGGGCTGGGTGCGACCATCGTCAGAGTGTGGTCGGGGTCCTACCCGAGCCACGACACGAAGCACACTGACTACTGCAAAGAGCTCGCGGGCGTATATCAGTACGAAAGCGGAGCGCAGAACTATATGCGCAAGGGCGGAAATATGTGGAGTGTCGAGGGCGGCAGGAACATCTTCGCGCGGCATAAGGGCTGCCGCTGTACGGTGAGCTTCTACCCTGCCGGCACAAAAAAAGGAACCATCACCGCACTGGCAAAGGGCGAGAAGGACATCGAACAACAGCTCTGGAATACCGGAAGAGTCTTCTCAAATTCCCGAAAGGCACAGCTCCGAAGGCGCAGAGAGCAGTACGGCAAGGAAGAAGCCCGCAAGATCCTCAATGAGGAATGGAAGGGCGGATATAACGGAAACGCAGAAAGACATTTCTAACGGAGGCGAACGATGGAAGTCAGGTATGGACGCCAGACTCCCACAACCTCCGTTGTATTACCTTACACCGAGACATTAGGCGAAAGAGCCATTAACCTGTACAAGCGTACGGGTCGTACACCGCAGCCGTGGCAGGAGGCACTGATCTATGACATCAGAGCCGTGGACAGCGACGGGCTTTTCGTCCATGTCAAATTTGGTTATGAAGTGCCAAGACGAAACGGCAAGGGCGAGATCATAACCATCGCAGAACTTGACGACCTGTTCACAGGCCGAAAGGTGCTGCACACGGCGCACAGGACTACGACATCGTCCTCTGCATCGCTGAGACTTGCCAATCTGTTAAAGGATATGGGCTACGAAGAGGTCCAGCGCGTCAAGCCGGGCGAAGTCTATGAGAAGTCATACACATATCTGAAGACCATCGGGCTTGAAAAAATCAAATTGCTGGATACGGGCGGAACGGTCGACTTCCGTACGAGGACATCCGTCGGAGGCCTTGGCGAAGGCTTCGACACACTCGTTATAGACGAGGCGCAGGAGTACACCGACGACCAGCAGAACACACTGCAGTATGTCGTATCCGATTCGGACAACCCGCAGATAATCCTTTGCGGTACTCCGCCAACACTGGTGTCGAAGGGCACGGTCTTCCCGAATCTGAGAGCTGACTGTCTCGCGGGAAAGGCGGAAGACACGGGCTGGGCAGAGTGGTCAACGCCTCACAAAGCTGACTGCAATGATGTCGACCTGTGGTATGAATGCAATCCCGCAATGGGCTATCAGCTGACAGAGCGGAAGATCAGAGCTGAAGACAAGAAGGACGAACTTGATTTCAACATCCAAAGGCTTGGCTATTGGGCAGAGTCAAGTCTGAAGTCGGAGATATCCGTAACGGAATGGGAAGGCCTCAAATGCGAGTCCGTTCCGAAGATATCAGGCAGGCTGTATGTCGGCATCAAGTACAGCAAGACGGCTGTATCGGTCTCGGTCGCGTCCAGAACGGACGACGGCAAAATCTTCTTCGAGGCTGTCGACTGCCAGTCGCTGAGAACCGGCAACGCGTGGGTCCTGAAGCTGATGGACGCAATGAAACCCGAAATGATAGCGATCGACGGGTCGGGCAATCAGGACATTCTGAAGACCGAGCTCGAGCAGGAAGGCATCAGAAACGTGATCCTGCCGACGGTCAAGGAAATCATCGTAGCGAATAAGAAATTCGAACAACTGATGTACGCGCAGGACATCTGTCATATGAATCAGCCTTCGCTGAAGCAGGTCGCAACCAACTGCGAAAAGCGGGCGATCGGCACGAACGGCGGGTTCGGGTACAGGGCACAGTTTGATCAGATGGAGATCGGGCTTCTCGATTCGTGTATCCTGGCGATATGGCAGTGCTCGGAAGGTAAGGAAAAGAAAAAACAGAGAATCAGTTATTAAGGGCAGACAATAGGGTCTGCTTTTTTAATAAGCAAATTTACGTGACTACAACGGTTAAGAGTGGGGAGGTAACAAATGGCAGAAGATAAAACTTTCACTCAGGAAGAAGTGAACAAGCTTGTTGGCCAGGCAAGACTGGAAGGCAAGGAAATCGGGCGGAAAGAATTTGAGGGGTGGATATCCCCGGACGAACTTCAGAAGCAGACATCAAGTCTTTCTGAGCAGATTTCAGCTCTTACTGGTGAGAAGGAAACACTGCAGACGCAGCTCACAGAGAAAGACAGCATGATTGCGAAGTACGAGACCGACTCGGTAAAAACGAAGGTCGCAAGAGAGCTTGGACTTTCCTATGAGGCAACGGAATTCCTTAGGGGCACTACAGAGGACGAGATTCGTCAGAGCGCAGAAAACCTTAAGGGGATAGTCAATAAGGCATTCACTCCGCCGGCATTCAATTCAGATCCGGCTCCTGCAGGAGACCCGACACAGGCCGCGTGGAAAGCAATGGCAAAAGATTTATTTGAATAAAGGAGAAAAAATGGCAACAAAAACAACAGGAGTAAACTTCCCAACTGAACTCGTAGCTGAAATGTTCAGCGCAGTACAGGGACATTCCGCGCTTGCTAAACTGAGCGGCGGAAGACCAATTCCATTTAACGGCGAAACAGTAATGGTCTTCTCTATGAACGGAGAAGCTTCAATCGTAGGTGAGGGCGCTAACAAGCCTGCAGGTGATGCATCCGTAACACCGAAGCCAATCAGACCGGTCAAGTTCGTATATCAGCACAGAGTAAGCGACGAGTTCATGTATGCATCAGAAGAGGGAAAGCTGGATTATCTCAAGACATTTGCTGATGGATTCGCTAAGAAGATCGCTCGCGGACTCGATATCGCTGCTATGCACGGAATCAACCCTGCAGACCTGGCCGACGCTTCCTTCAAGGCAACAAACAGCTTTGACGGTCAGGTATCAAACGTTGTTACTTATGCAGCTGCAAATATCGACGCAAACATCGATTCAGCTATCGCTACGATCACAGCAGCGGGCCGCGAGGTCAACGGCCTTGCTCTTTCGCCTACAGCAGGTTCCGCACTTGCAGCACTCAAGGTAAATGGCGTAGCGCAGTTCCCTGAGTTCAGATTCGGACAGAACCCGGATGCTTTCTATGGCATGGGTTCAGATGTAAATAGCACTGTATCCGTAACAGGCACAGCTACCGGATCTGACACAGACCACGTTATCGTGGGCGACTTCACAAATGCTTTCAAGTGGGGATATGCAAAGAACATTCCTCTTGAGGTTATCGCTTATGGTGATCCTGATGGACTGGGCGACCTTAAGAGAACAAACGAAGTAGTTCTCAGGTCTGAAGCTTATATCGGTTGGGGAATCCTCGACCCTGCAAGCTTCGCAAGAGTAAAGGCATAATCATGCTTTACCGCAACGAGAAGACCGGCATTGTAATTGATGTGCAGTCGGTTCTCGGCGGA